ATTGTTCTGGTGTTAATCCTGCAAAATAGTTAAGAAGATTACCTTCATAATCTTTACTTAACTTGTCTAATTCAGAGTCTTTCATAATAAAGAATTGGGTAATAAAAAAGAGGACTAATGTTTACTTAGTCCCCTGACAGTTTTATGCAGTTTGTAGGGAATCAGTGTCAAAAAGTATCATCCCGTCAAAGAAAGATTCGGTCTGATCTTTATAACTAACGAACCATTCAAACTGTTTTTGAAATACTTTGCAACCATACTTAACCTCATCAAGTAGTGCATTAAGACGTGATTTTGTGGTGTTTGTTTCATAACCACAAGAAGATAATCTTAGTGCCTTTGTTGTATGGTCAAGAGTTGCAATGTTGTGACCATGTAGATAAACAGAACTGCAATTTGTTTCGTTTGAGTATCTAACAGTTGTGTTAGATCCTGCCCAGTTAGACTTATTGGACAGAGCGAAGTTCATTTGCTTTTCAATTTTTCTCATTTAGGTTCAATCAATGCTTACACTATAGCGTCACTTTAACAGTCCCCCCTTTTGTATATTCATCCCTTCTAAAAATTCTTTACAGTTTCTTGAACAAACTGCACAGAGTTAGTTATGATTTGTGGGATTTTGAGGTTGGTTGTTTATAACAATTGCTT